CTATAAATGGGAATATGTTAATACGGACGACTGCAATTAATAAAATCTTATCGTTAAAAAAAAGAATTAAAATAATTCAAGGCGGTACTTCAGCGGGTAAAACTTTTGGGGTTATTCCTATTTTAATTGATATTGCAATGAAGTCTAATGATTTAGAAATTAGCGTAGTTGCCGAAAGTATTCCGCATTTAAGACGTGGAGCGTTAAAGGATTTTCTTAAAATAATGAAATGGACGGATAGATATATAGACGTTTCATTTAACAAATCTTTATTACGTTACGAATTTTCAAACGGTTCTTATATAGAATTTTTTAGCGCAGACGATAGTTCAAAATTAAGGGGTGCAAGACGTGATATTCTTTATATTAACGAATGTAACAACGTAACATTTGAAAGTTACAACGAACTTGCAATACGTACAAAAAAACGAATATATTTAGACTTTAACCCAGCGAATGAATTTTGGGTACATACGGAACTAAAAGACGAACCCGACACAGACTTTTTAATTTTGACGTACAAGGACAACGAAGCGTTAGATGAACGAATAGTAACGGAAATAGAAAAGAACCGCTTAAAAGCCACGACAAGCAGTTATTGGGCTAATTGGTGGCGGGTATATGGCGAAGGACTTGTCGGAATGTTAGAAGGAGTTATATTTTCAAACTACAAACTAATTGACACAATACCGCCTGAAGCACGGTTACTTGGTTACGGTTTAGACTTTGGATATAGCAACGACCCAACAAGCATAGTAGAAGTTTACAATTACAACGGGCAAAGAATACTAAACGAAATATGTTACCAAACAAGTTTACTGAATAACGACATAGCAAAGAAACTACAAAAACACGTAATAGCATACGCAGATAGTTCAGAGCCAAAAAGCATTGAAGAAATACGAAGAACAGGACAACAAATTAAAGGAGTAACAAAGGGCGCAGATAGTGTAAACTACGGAATACAAATAATGCAGTCACAAAATTATTTAGTTACGTCACAAAGCACAAATTTAATTAAAGAATTAAGAGCGTACTGTTGGGATGCCGACAAGTCTGGTAAAACATTAAACAAACCGCAGGGAAAAAACGACCACGCAATAGACGCAGTACGTTATCACGAAATGGAAACTTTAGGACTAAACAATACACACGGGCAATATTTTATAAGATGAACGATTTAGAAATAATGATGCAAGCGGTACAAATTTACATCTACCAAAAAAAAGGTGTAAAGGTTCGTATTTATTTACGTGACATCCGAGATATTAATATGCTAAAACAAGCTTACGATTACATACAAAAAAACGAACACAACAAAAACACGAATAATTAATTATTAAGATATGAAGTTAGAAATAAACGTACCAACTACTTTAAACGAAATACCATTAAAAAGCTACCAAGAATTTTTAAAAGTTCAACAGGGAAGCAACGACGAAGAATTTATAGCACAAAAAATGGTACAAATATTCTGCGGAATAGAACTAAAGGACATTGTAAAAATGAAGTTGACAAGTTTAAACGAATTAATAACACACTTTACAAAGTTGTTTAGCGAAAAGCCAAAGTTTCAACCAACGTTTAAAATAGGCACACAAGAATTTGGATTTATAACTAACCTTGAAGAAATAACATTTGGCGAATACGTAGACTTGGAAAACAGTTTATTAAAGTGGGAAGACTATCACAAAGCAATGGCTGTTATGTACCGACCTATCAAAATGAAGTTCAAAGATAAATATGAGATAGTTGATTACAAACCTATGGATGAAATGCACGAGTTAATGAAGTTCACGCCAGTTGACATAGCGATTAGTTCAAGTGTTTTTTTTTGGAATTTAGGAAGCGAATTATTGACAGCTACTCTGAATTATTTGGAACGGCAGATAAAGACGAACAAGAAGACGGAAACGAGTTTAGCGAACAAGCTCAATTTGGAAAACAGTGGGGTTGGTATCAATCAGTTTATGCACTCGCTCAAGGAGACATTACAAGATTTGACACAGTCACCGGATATAGACTTACTATGTGTCTCAACTATCTTACCTTCGAAAAACAAAAGCAAGAAATTGAACAAAGACAATTAAATAAATTACGAAAATGACAGGTTATTACAACTTATTAGACAAACTAAAAACACACTTTGACGCAGACGTTATTGTTAACACGGTAACACAAGGCGACATTTTCAAAGTTGATTTAAGCAAACAAACAATATTTCCCTTGTTGCATATTATGGTTAATAACTGCACGTTGGATTCAAACACAACGACTTGGAATATTAGTTTAATAGCAATGGACGTAGTTGATTTGTCCAAGAACGCAACAACAAATATTTTTTTAGGTAACGACAACGAAATTGACGTACTAAATACACAACACGCAGTATTAAATAGAGCGTACGAAATAATAAAACACGGAAGTTTAGCATACGACTTATTTCAAGTAGAAGGCACGGCAAATTTAGAACCATTTACAGAACGTTTTGAAAATTATATGGCAGGTTGGACAATGACACTTGACATAGTAACACCGAACGAAATGACAATTTGTTAAGATGAAACAAAGCGAAGTACAAAAAGAACTTGAAAGGTTTAGAAATTACGTTATAGCAGAAGCACGAAAGAATTTAACACGTGATAAAAAGAACGTTTCTAAAGGACTTTATCAAAGTTTAAAAGGAAATGTTAAGGCAATGCCGAATAGTTTCAGTATGGACTTTGAGATGAATCAATACGGACAATTTCAAGACAAAGGAGTTAAGGGCGCAAATCCAAGTTTAGTAAAAAACGGAAAACAAAAAGCGCCGAATAGTCCGTTTAATTTTAAAAATAAAATGCCACCTGTTGAACCTTTGAGTAAATGGGCGCAAAAAAAGAATATAAGATTTAGAAACGCAGACGGAACATTTGCAAAAGGTGGTTATAAGACTTTGGGTTTTTGGTTACAGAAAAGAATATTTGCACAAGGAATTAAACCGAGTTTATTTTTTACCAAACCATTTGAAGCTGCATTTAAAAGATTGCCTGAAGAACTTGTAGAAAAGTTTGGTTTAGACGCAATGAATTTATTTAAAGAAACACAATTTAAAAACGAAAAGAAATAATGGCTAATATATTTACACGGTCTCCGTACTTAATTAGGATTGCAGAAAGTGGACAAAACGGCTCAAAGGTAGAATTGTTTATAAGCAACACAACAAGTTTTTCAGCAACACCACAATACACGTTAAGTAAATTAATACCAGCGTCAAACAACATAGAAACACTTTACGACATAAGTTCTTATATTCAAGAATACATAAGTCACGATGCTTGTTCTACAAGTGGCGATGCACAAGTAGTTACACCAACAAACCAATATGCAAACGTAAGGGTTAAAAGATATAAATTAGTTGGTTCTACTTACACACTTTTAAACACGGTTGATTACAAAGCGTTTAATGGTTACGGATATTACGAAGACAATGTTAATTTTGATTTAGGAGATTACGGTTTAAATAGTGTGCCTAATCACTATTATTTACCTACGCAATACGCTGGAAAAATACGAATAAATGTAGGGGCAAATTTTACGGTTAGATATACAAATTTAAGTACAGGAACACCAACAACGTTAGTGCTTGGAGCAACAGCAAACGTTTTTGATATTCCAAGAGTACGCACAGCAAACGTAAACGATGGCAATACTGTTGAAATACTTAACGCTTCTTCAGTTCCACAAGCAAGTTATGTTTTTTTACCTATTGAAGAATGTAAGTACACACCTGTTATAATTGACTTTGTAAATAGATATGGAGCTTGGCAAAGAGAATTTTTCTTTAAAGCAAGTAACGACAATTTTAGCGTTGAAAACACGGAATACAATTTGATGCAAACATTTACCACAGTTTCAAGTGTAACTACTTACAACGCTTTAGAAGGACAAAGAGAAACATTTAACACTAACGGTAAAAAAAGTATTAAGGTTAACACAGGTTGGGTTTATGAAGATTGGAAGGAAGTATTAAAACAAATAATGTTAAGTGAACGAATACTGATTAACGATAAACCTGCGAAGATTAATACTAAAAGCACAGAGTTGTTTAAGAGTATAAACACGAAACAAATAAATTATACTTTAGAGTTTGAGTTTACATACGATGTTATTAATTCAGTTATCTGATGAAAAGGCAAGTAGCAATATTTATTGAAACGGCATTAGCACAAACCGAGTTAGAATTTTCACGTTTAGAATTATTTAACGATGAAAAAATTACGGTAAGTTCTACCATTCAGAATATTTCGGATATAAGTAAAATCTTTACAGACTATTCACAAGGTTTTACGATTCCTTGTTCACCGATTAATAACGCAATATTTCAGCACTTTTACCAAAACGATGTTGATGCAACTATTGACTATCAAAATAGGTACAACGCTTATATAGAAGTTGACACAATTTTATTTAGACGTGGTAAAATTCAGCTCGAAAAGACGAACTTAAAAAACGGAAAACCTGATAGTTATTCAGTAACATTTTACGGAGCAGGAGTTTCTTTAAAAGACTTCTTTAACGAAGACAAATTAAGCCAATTAAACTATTCAACATTAGACCACGACTATACAAACCAACAAGTTTACAACCGAGTAACAATTGATAGCACAGTAACCGATTACAATGTACGTTATCCATTAATAAGTTCAAATAGAGTTTGGCAGTTTAACGGAAGTGTTCCACTTCCAGACGACAATGTTCCTACTTGGTACGACAATTCTCCAAACAATAGCAATAATATAAACCACGCTTCGGGTGAAATAGTTTACACAGAATTATTTCCTGCGGTTCGTGTTGCAAGTATTTTTGATTTAATTGAAAGTAAATACGCAATAACATTTAACGGCATATTTTTACAAAGCGACTTATTTAAAAAAGCATTTTTACTTTACAAAAACAAGGAAAGTTACCACTACACAAACAACCCTGTAGAATTAGATTTTACTTCTACAGGCGGTGCTTTAGCAAGTGCGTTTAACACAACAACTAATAGTTTTACACGAATAGAATTAGACACCACAAACACGGTTCAACATATTTTATATTACACCGTTGTTTCGTTAAGTACAAGTCCAAGTGATTACTTTATTGATATGTACAGGAATGGAGTTTATACAAACACACGAACAGGAACAACAACAGCTTCACCGTTTCAATTTAGCGAAAACGTATTTGAAAACGAAATTATAACTTTTAAAATACGAAGTTATTATGCAATAACAATTGGAATAAATTTTACTTATCAAAGAAGGGAAGGTACTCCACCGTCAACAGTTACTACATCAACAGGAACAGCAGTTACAACGGCAACAACAACTTCTTTTACTGATTTAGCAGGTTTAGCACCGGATATGAAAGTTACGGACTTTATAACAGGAATATGCAAAGAATTTAATTTAACAGTCTATTCAAACACGAAGAACGTATTTACTTTTGAACCTATACAATATTGGTATTCAAAAGGAGCTGTTGTTGACATAACAGAATATACCGACATAACAAGCATTGAAATTGAACGAATGAAGCTTTATAAGTCCGTTGAGTTCAAGTATCAAGATAGCGAATGTATGCTTAATAAATACTTTTTAGAAAGTCCATTAAACGCAGATGCACACGGCTACGGAAACACGAAAATAGGTTGGAACTATGACGGTGGCGAATACAAAGTAGAAAGTCCATTTGAGAATTTACTACACAATAATTTCGGCAATCAATTACAAGTAGGTTATTGCCTAAACAAAGAACTTGCTCCGTATATTCCGAAACCTGTTTTGTTGTATATGAATAAAAAAGCAACCTTAACAAGCGGGCATATACATTGGAACGGACAAGCTAATATAACAGGTTATGTTCCATTTGGGCAAGATAGCGAAATACTATTTGAAACAGGTTTAATTCCTTTGACGTTAAATTTTGGTGAAGAAATTTCAAGCTTTTATTTAGTAAACAACCCAAACACGATATACTCTTTATATTACAGAGATTATTTAGTTAACCTATACAACCCAAAAAACCGATTAGTAAAAGTTAAAACAATTCTACCAATTTCTTTGCTTACACAACTTCAGTTAAACGATAGGTTAATAATAAGAGACAAACGTTATATGATTAACGAAATGCAAAGCGACTTAACAACAGGCGATGTAAGTTTTACTTTAATTAGTGACTTTGCACAAGTTAATCCAATTAAATTAGTTGACACACCAACAGGAACAAGTAACACTTTACGTTTTGTAATATTGTTTCCAAATGGAACAGACGTAATAGATATTACTAAAAGCGCAAATGCAAGTAACGTTACTTTGTCAAATAGTAAATTTTCAAGTGAAGCTTATTTAGATGTAACTGTTCCAGTAAACGCAGCAAGAGTAATTACGTTAACAATACAAACTAACAACAAAAGCGCAGACACAAACTATATTATAATAAACCAAGTATGATAAACAAAATAATTGAAATGCTTTTATTAAGTGATTTTTACGGAGAAAGTGAAAACATAGACATAGCAAAAGGTAAATATAAATTTACTACTTCAATAAAAGAACAATATAAACAAGCATTAAGAAGAAATTTAAGAAAAAAAACTAAGGAATAATGGCTGAAAAAAGAGTAATTGAAATACAAGTTAAAACAAACGCTACACAAGCAGCTACAGAAATAAACACCGTAACGGCTTCATCAACAGCGGCAGCGGCAGGCGTTACAGGTTTAGGAAATGCAAGCGCAGCAACAGGCGCTAAAATGGGAACGTTTAGCGCAATTAAAACCGCTATTACAGGACTAGTACCTGGACTTAAAGCAGCAGAAGGCGGCGTTATGGGTTTAGGCGCACAATTTACAAAGTTACTTGCAAACCCGATTGTTTTACTTATTGCAGGTATTGTAGCAAGTTTTAAACTTGTTTATGAAGCGTTCCAATCTAACGTTAAAGGCGGTAAAGAAATAGCGGCTGTTTGGGCAGGTTTAAGCGCTGTTGGAACACAAGTAAAAGACGCAACTATGGGTTTAGTTCGTGCCTTTGGTTATGCAGTACAAGCAGCTTATAAATTTTTAACTTTAGATTTTAAAGGCGCTTCCGAAGCAATTAAAAACGCAAACGGAGAAGCAACAGAATCATTTAAACAATTAGGAGACGCTGCAAATGGTAAAACTTTTAAAATTATTAGAGCTTTAGAAAAAGAACAACAAGCAAACAATAAGGCAAAAAAAGAACAAACAGTTGCTCAGTCAGAAGTTAATAAATTACTTGTTCAATCAAGAGAAATTTTAACGGATGAAACTACTTCAATGAATGAAAAACGCAAAGCACTTGCGCAAGTAACACGAGAAGAAAATAAAGCCGCAGCAGAACGTACAAGAATAGCCGCTAAAGATTTAGAAATTTTAAAAACAAGAGCAAAAGCATTAGGCGGACAAGCGGAAATAAAAATGAAGCAAGAAATTCGTGAAGCTACTATTGCGTTGAACGAAGCGGAAACTGAAGGTGCAATGACTGGTATTAAATTGAACAGGCAAAAGAAAATGTTAAACCGTCAAGAAATAGCCGAAAATAAAGAAGCAATAAACGCAGCAAAAGAACGTGGAAAAGAAAACGCAGAAAAGGAAAAGGAAAGAGTAAAACAAAAAGAAGATGCTTTAAAGAAAATTAAAGAACTTGAAACCGCTTATTTAGATAGTTTATTAAGTGATGAAGAAAGAGAAATTGTTGGAGTTCAAAGAAAATACAAGGAAATTTATGATGAAGCCGCAAAACATAAATTAGACATAACAGAATTAAAAAAAGCAGAAGCAGCTGAAAAATTAAAAATTGAACTTAAATACGACCAAGAATTAAAGTTAAAAACTATTTCGCCAAAAGATGCAATAAAAGGTTTAGTTGATAGTTCAAAAACACGATTAAAAATAGAAAAAGAAACAAGTG